CACGATTTCGCAAACAGAACGTCCATACTCACTTTACTCTATCTGACGGCACCCCATGGGACGACGCCTCTGAGTCGACCGTAGTCGAGAGTATTACTCAAAACAAAGTGTCCAGACGTGTGAGTTCTGTCACCCATTACAAAACCTTGCAGTTCGGTAACGGATATCAGGGTTGTAACCAATATGGGTTATGCTACACATTGAACAATATGTGTTTCGACGTCCACTCCGGTGAGATTGTCCCTCCAGAAGTCGAAAGACTTGTGGAGAACGCGCATGTGTCCATGCTACGCACAGAGTATGACAATGACGAGTTTGAGCTTATACCGGCTCTTGCCGATATAGACGGTACGCTTGCAATGTTCTCTACGAAATTCCTTAAGGAGTTTTCCTATGGATCCTTTACTTGGGGAGTTATTCCCTTTATATCAGATTTGAAGGCTCTCCTAACTTCCTTACAGGATATTTTTAGTTCCCCGCGTTCTCGCTATAACCAGTGTATACTAGTAAATCGGAAACGGTTTATCACCTATGGCAGGTCATTTACTGACCCTAACCTGTGGGGTGGGGGAGTTATCTTTCCCGCTGTAACTGCTGTTTATGGAATTGCGCGCGCTAAAGGTGCTATCATTTACCGGTCACCTGACTTTTCTTCCCTAATTGGAAAAGGGTTGTATTTGTTGGATGAGCTGGGGGTGCACCCTGACTTGAAAACCGCGTGGGACATAATACCTCTTAGCTTCGTGTTGGATTATTTCATACCAATAGGCGATATACTCGAAACCCTCCACCCTCGTGGTTGGGGGTCCTCCTCGCTGGAGTTCGAAGGTTTTCTTTCTTCGAAATTGCGAGTTGAGTATTCTCAGTCCTGTTTTATTGGATCGGAGCAGGCCTTCACGTACGTTCCGATGGTAACTCAACGTTACCGTCGACAAGCGCACAAAGGACCACGTCCCCTCTCCGGTACTGAATGGAAATCCCCGACAATGAAGGAGCTTTTTAATACAGCATATTTGACTACCGTTCTGAAAAGAATATTCTAGGCGAATATCCCCTCCCAACTGGATAGCACAGAATGCCATTTGCACCCATAACTGTCAATACTAAGACTTTTCTTCAATCTGGTGACGGTCGCTATATGAACGACTCTGTTGCCTTTGGAGACCCTGCCGATTACTTCACAGTAAAAGGCGGCTCACTGAACAAAGACCGGCGTGCAATTACTGCTGCCGTGTCCCGCGTCTTGGAAAAAGACGTTACAGTGGGCACCGGAACAGAGCGGAGACAAATCTCCGTTCAACTGATTATCCAATCACCTACCCAAGGTTTTACCTCCACTGATGTGGACGACTTGGCCTCGGATATTTCAGAATTTCTGGATGTGACCACCTTGAATCGACTTCTTGGTGGCGAGTCTTAGCATGGGTTTAGTCACGCGCTCGCAGTCCGGCACCTTTTAAGGGGTTACCTGGCGATGCGTGTATCCATACCATTGGATGAATTATTCAAAGAGGTTGCATCTGACTGTGACCTAGATTCATATACTGTCCGTTACTGTATTCAACGTCTTCGTAAAGAAGGCATCAAATTCTGGACAGTAACCCTGCCTAAGTTGGCAAAGTATGTCCTCTATTCTATAGAGGAAGGGTCTTTAATTCAAGACCCCAAGGTAAAACCTACAGACTTTGCTTGGCAAGGCCGCTCCCTCCGTTATTTTCGAAGTTTGCTTGGTAAAATCTTTTGTCTCAAGACAGGAGATATTCTTGATAATCCGTCTGCGGATGCTTTATGCAACCTTAGGCAGATTTGCGAATACGTATACAAACTCTCGTTAGAATTTGATGCGTCTAAGCTCAAGGAATACCGAGTGAAATATGAAACAGTTCAATCTGAGGTGGCCAACGCCAAATTCTCCGCAGACTGGGTCGAAAGGCTCAGGAAGAATGCCGAAACATTTTATCCGACACTCTTTAAAGCTCAACCGCATGATATCTTACGCTGTGGGCCTCGTTTTGGCCCTGGCTCATTTGCCGGGTCAGATAAGGTTCCCTATGCTTTTTGCATATGGAAACAGCTTCCAGATAGCATTATCGGTACGTTTGATGAATCAATGCGAGCGCATGCCGGGTACTTTAAACCGTACCCTGGCCTTAAGCGTCACGTTCGAACGGACGCAGGTATCCAACCTGCTTACAAGTATAACGCTGTACGTTCCTCGAGAATCGCCGAAGTCCTGTTTGTCCCTAAAGACTCACGTGGACCCAGGGTAATTTCGAAAGAGCCGCTCCATATCCTTAAGCCTCAAATGGCTTATTTCGAATACGTTTCGTCGGCATTAGAGAATGACACTCGCCGGAGGATTAACTTTGAGAGCCAAGGAATTAATAGAAACTTGGCTAGACTCGGTTCAGTTGATCGTGGCAACGCGACTCTGGACTTAAAAGACGCCAGTGATCGTGTATCATTCAGCCTAGTAAGAAGAATATTCCGAAACGCTAGTGGTATCCGGTTCTTTCTGCAGCACTGTCGTTCCAACACCTATCAACTTCCGGCGATCCGTTCTGCAACGGGCAAGCTTCTTAGTGATAAGAAGCTCGGGACCATGCACGCTCTCGCGGGCATGGGTTCAGGGTTGACTTTTCCGACGATGGCTTTTCTTATCCACCTTTCCATATGCACGATGGTTTCTACAACCTTGCGACTAAATTACAAATCAGTCGCTTCTCGTGTATACGTTTATGGTGACGACGTTGTCGTCCCAATTGAGTGGGTTACGTTGGCCAAAGCGGGGCTCGAAAAATCAGGCTTGATGCTTAACACTTCCAAGTGTTATGCCAAAGGGCCCTTTAGAGAGTCCTGTGGTGGTGATTACCTAAACGGAAAAGAGGTTATGCCTATTAGACTGAAATGCGCCAACGCTGGTTTATCAACTTTGAGCCAGTCGTCTTCAGGAGCACCAGTCATCGACACAAGGAATTGTAAGCAACCAAGTTCTTTGGTTGTTTCCCTTGTGAAGCACGCTCAGGAATTGCGTTTAAATGGCAGGTTCAAAACTGCCGCTTATTTAGAGAAGAAACTCTCACGCGCTATCCCGATGCCTCTGGTAGGTAAAGGTTCTGCTATACTCGGAGTTATTACCGAGAGCGAAGTTGATATCGCTAAGCAGGGCAAGTTGGACACAACGAAAGGCTATAACACAATGAAATGTGTTGTCAGTAGCCCAGTAATTGTGCGTTCTGATCAGGTCTGCCCTTACAAGTACTTGTCTTCAGTGCTTAAAAACACTTACGATAATGTATTTGGTCCGCTAGGTAGCGTTCGGGCAACAGTCTACGGGGCTATATCCGTCCCACGTAGAATAAAACTGAGAACGGTGACACGCAGTGTCTCAGAGGCTTTACCAGCCCGCGAGTATCAGTTTTGTAGCTGATATCTGCTGTCAATTTGGCCAGAGGGGACATCTCTATGGAGATGAGTGGGAAATACAATAAATAACCACTATGCAGGTGC